AAAATTTCCACTTTGTTCGCAAATATCGCGGATCAGCTCAAAAGCTTCAAGAATGAAAGCTGGGGGCATTCGCTTATCAAAAGCTTTATAATCTCCTGCAATCATTCTATCACAACCAAAAGTGGTAAGATATTCACGAATATCATGCCATTCTTTAGATTGAGCTATTGTGCCTGGTCCACTTTCAAAAACAAAACGGTTATTTTGGAGGACACGAATAAAAGAAAGAAAATGCATTCTCACCACAATGTTCCAATCAGCAGGCGACGCACAGAACATACGCGTTTGACCAGTAAGAGCTTTAGCTTGAGCTCGCGGTTCATCTTTAAGTGAACCAGCAAATACTGGAGAATAACGTGTATTCTTACGGTACGATTGGAGACACTCCTCTACTCGTTCATATATCTCAGGCGTAAATTCTATAGGATCTGAACAAGTTTCAGTAGGTGGAACAGCAGACATATAATGTTTTTTACTTTTCCGCCATGGATGGCCCATAGATGTGTTACGATTCATTTTATCAACAAATCGCACTCCATTTGCACCATTTACAGCAGTGAACATATCATAGACTTTAAGTTCCTTGAGTTGATTAACTGGTAGATCACGGAGAATTTCCTTAGTAAATTCTCCACGAACTTTCTGTAGCAAACTCATCTTAAAATCAGTGACAGGGTTCACAAGTTCCTTTATAGCATTTCGCCAGGGTAACCACCCTTTCAGCATGGGTGCTGTAAGGTTGGTTGTGTACCCCTCAGCTCGTGCTAAGGGTGCCAATTTGGATTCAGTTACGTTAGACTTACCGGAAGTACGCTTCATAGGTAACAGAGATCCATATACTGTGGCACATCCAGACATAATATATCTAAATGGACTTTTAAAATGTAGGGCTTGTACAGTCATAGGTGCTGATGTAGATGAGAGCTTAGGTGTTGAAGGTTCAACAAACACTAATGTTAAACTTTCTAAAAACTCCTTAGTGATGGGTACACAAGCAGCCTGTTCCTGTAGACCAGCAACATGCAAACCAGCAATAAAGTAGCCTGATCCATTATGAACTAACCATGGAGAACCACAATCACCTACTAATGTAGGCTCAGTAACTTTGCCTCGCCAGGTTAATATATTTCCTAATTTAGCTACATGTGACATTGTCTTCTGAACGGCATCAATATGCTGCAGACTAGCAACACCATTATCATCACGTTTAATGATGAAACCTTTACCAATGCCTGAGAAATTCTGAGAAACAAACAAGTCACGAACATTGGAAAAGGGTGGTAAACTTCGTAATTCAAAAACAGCTAAATCTTGCTGGGGGAAACGTTTAATATCACACTGGTGTAATTTAAAAGTAATTTTTGGACAGACACCATGTGTAGACGTCCCTGTAGTAACTGTGACAGTTAGATCATTGGAACTATTCAGAGTGTGATTGTTGGTTATAACTGTTGAGCCGGAAATGACTAAACCCTTACCAACTCTCAACATAGTACCTTGATCAGTTTCACGACACACCTGTAATGTAATTACATTACGGGATAATCGATCACAGATCTTACTAGGTTCACTATTAGTCCATGAAACTCCACGGGCTGGAACATCTAAAGGTGTACAGACAAAAGAATCATTGTACCACACATTTTCTCTAGAATCATCAGCAACAGGGGTGCTTCCTAAAGTCTTAGAAATATTGTTTCCTTGTTCTTCCATAGGATTAGATCCCTAGAATCATCAGCAACAGGGGTGCTTCCTAAAGTCTTAGAAATATTGTTTCCTTGTTCTTCCATAGGATTAGATCCTTTGATCCATGAAAATAATTTCCTAAGATGGAGTAATAATCCAATTACCGAAGCGATGGTAAGGAACAAATTAAACCGACCAATTCGAGTTTGTACACGAGAACCAACACGGTAAACAGCCTGTTTAAAACAAGATGTACCAATGTGAGCAATGTGATACTCGAACCAAGTAGCAAATCGCTTCCATTTCATTAACATTGCAAAACCTGCGGCAAATAAATGAATGTTCATGCAAAAATCTAGGTAACTGAACAAAACATGTGAAATCACACCTTTAGCGATTAAGAGAACTTGATAACTTTGGGTGGGTAAACATTCACAAACAGTGCTTGGTAAACAACAATCCAGGCATACTGTACACTCTTTCATAGTCTTATCAGATGAATCAACTATGTCTTGATCAATTTCAAAATCCTTAGCGGCTTTTGAAAACCACTGAATAAATTTATAGACATCATCAAAGACTGCTATTGATTCAAAAGATGCCTGTTGATTTTCTGTATTTGAAGACGCTGGTACTACACGATCAACGTGGATATTCCAATAATTAGGATAACCACCTTCGCGCATATTACTAGTCTTAGAGGAATCTAAGAAAATTTCGTTCTTAGCACATTCATTTTTGACCTTAAGAGTGATAACCCATGGTAATCGACGTTGAATAGCTAACGGACAATGGAAATAATGAAAAGCATTCAATTCCTTACAGTTTGTAGTAGCAACAACTAATCGTGCACGCACGGGAGTGCGACCTTTGTCATCAAGTTCAGCCTGGTTGGGTACAAATGGTACACTATTCACAACTTGTAACATTTCTAAAATAGAGGGATCTCCATTTGCAGCTTTGTTAGGATGTAAATAAGCGATATCATCTAATTGAATACACCACTTTGAGGTGGTGAAACCAGACCAAAATTGGTCATTAGGGTTACGCACGTAACGATACTCATCCTCAATAGGTAGATTCATGATCTTGCCATAATGGTAATAGAGCATCTTAGTAAAAGCAGATTTGGCAATACTTGATCCACCAACAACTAAGAGTGAAAATGGTGCTTTCCGGTCTTTACCGGCAGCACGTCTAGTCATTTCCGTTGCTTTGATCATTTCCAAATCACAAAGAACTTTCTTAATCAGGCGCTTATCATAATCTGAAATACTAGCGGTAAATTTACCAATAGCTTTTCCCTGCTCAATACAGTGATCTAGATTAGATAAGAACTCAGGAATTGAAAATCCATGTGGTTCAGGATTTGATAAAAACTTGGATTGTTGTTGCAATTTCACACAATCATTGTACCACTTCTCATAAGACGCAGCACCATGAAAAATAGGATCAAGAGATCCTGTGATAATACACTGGTGACCACGCTTTACGAGAAAGTCTAGAGTGTCAAGAAGATTGTATACCAAATCAGGTCCCATATGATGTTTTTTACGAATGGCTTCCGCTTCGATTTTCGTATAATTTAGTGAATCGAAAGAGATACCAACTCGCTCAAACAGGGACATGCTTAAAGC